ATAGCATCCTCTAGAAGAGTGAGCTGCCTCCAGATTCTACGTGCAGGTTCTAAAACAGAAGTTCCATAAGGAGCATGTTTATCGTTTCCAAGAATGCGAAAGTGAGCCATCTGCCAGTTTTCAAAAGTCATTCCACCAGAGTTCCACTGAAATTGAACATAGTTTGGATTTGTTTCGTCTTCTCCCTCTAGCCTCTCGACTTCTTGCGGGGGAAGACCAATACAAGCTTTGATCCCATCTGTTTCTTCTATATCTAAATAAAGAAAAAGATCTCCGTACTTACACATTGTACGACACCAACCAAATAAGTTGTGCTCAATGTTAAGAATGTTATGATAAAGATTATCAAGAACTGTTTTGATCTCGTCATTTGGACACTTAATACGAAGCATGGGTTGTATAGATGAATGAGTTGTCATTTCGTCAGCATAGATATCTAGAGACGAGGCGCATTCCGGGGTATACTCCATTTGATCAAAGTCAACATAACGCTCTGCTCTGTTACGATTCGATATCATATTGACCGTCATGATGTTCATGGGGTTGTATTCCATCTTCTTAAACTGTTTACCTGATGCTGAGGTAAATCTCGAAGCATAGGTGTCAAGATGTCGTCGTCTTAATTGTCGACCGTGTTGTGTTCTTCTTTGTGTAATCGGACCGGAAAATAGCTTTGTTAGAGAGCGAAAAAGACTATTCTCGGGATTATAAGGGTTTCTTCCTAATTTATTTTTTTTGGGCATTTATTATCCTTTGAAAATCCAAGCGAAATTTTTTGCGATATTTATCTCTTCTTTATATTTAGTTTGAAAATCAGTATCATACCCATCTTGTCCTTTGATGGTTGTGTTCATAATACTTTTTTTCATATACATTCCATCAATCATGGCTTTGCGATATTCCATATCTTTTTGCGAGACTTCTAGAGCTGTGTCTCGAACCCAACAAGTAATGGCTAATGACATGACGATATCATCATGATAAGATCTCATAGCTTCCGGTTTTCCATTATTCCAAATAAAAGTTCTGAATTCGTCAAATGCCCGAGCAGATGGAATTTTAACAATTCTATTGCGAATAAATTCTTCAAGCTTTGCAACAATTAGGGGTCGTGTTTTAGTCGAGGTTGTAAATCCACCAATCGCATTATTCATAAACTCACCTTGAGATGCATCGACAAACTCATGAGTTCCCTTGACAGAATAGTAAAGGTTGTCATAGCCCATATCTTTAAGTTTTTCGAAAACAGAAATCCCAATACCGTTATTCTCTACAACAAGCAAGCATTTTCCATATTCCATTCCGGCTGAGTATAGCATCTGTGCGTACATATCTAGCGAGGGCTTACCTTGATACTCTGCTACAATTTCCATTTTGTTTACGTCAAGCACATGAAAAACAGAGTTGTCAGCCCCATCGCCTCTAGCAACATCGGCGACAAGTAGATAACTTGATCCCTCATTGTATTTTTCCCATATCCAAAAATTTCTATCATATCCTGTCCTATAAGTTGGTTCTTTAATTTGCTCTTGTAGCCATGCAATATCATCAGCGTGAATGACAGTATCACCAGAAGTATTGAAATTACACTCTAATTCTTGTGCTATTTGTCTACGAGACATGTTTTTTGTTTCTTTATCAAACCAAGCTTGATCTCTCTCCGGATGAACGTCCCATGGAAGATTTACAGGTTTGAAATCTGATTCCCCATTTTCTGCTGCAATATAAGTTTTGTGAAACCAATTACCAACACCATTTGGAGTTGACAAAGCAATGCAGCGACCACCAGTTGATAGCGTTGGATACAGACCAGTCCAGAGATCGTCAAGGCCATCAACGTGAGCAGCCTCGTCTATAATCAGGAGAGACAATGCTTCCGAACGACCAGCGTCGCCTGAAGTGGAAGCAGCCTTGATTTGAGATCCGTTTGACAGTTCAAACGATGTTCTGTTGTCCACTTTAATTTTTGCAACCTTCATCCATTCTGGTAGGTACTGCATAATATTCTTAACTTTCTTTACAAGATTCGCTGCTGTTTGAAACTTGGTCGCAATAACGAGAATATTCTTGTCTCGATGAAATAGCATAAACCAAACACAATAAGCAGCAGATATCGTTGAGATACCAAGCTGTCTTGCTTTGAGAATTACGGTGAAACGAAAATCATTAAAGTCATTAATTAAATCGTTCTGATAAGGATAAGTCTTGAATGGAATGAGACCATGCATCGGGTGAGAAATACGGCAATAGTTATTTATGAAGTACTCAGGATCTTTTCCCGACTTCACAATTTCTTTTATTATCTCTTTCTTTGAGAGAGAAAACGCCATTATTTTTTCTGGTTGTCACCCTTTTTTCTCTTATCGTTTTGAGGGCGTTTGTCTGAGAATTGTTCCAAAAACTTTCTTGTTATTGAGCGAGAATCTTCGATCTTAGGATCAAGAATCGGCTCCTCTTGTATGCCACCAACTTTGTAATGTTGATAGGCTTGAACAAAAGAGCGAACGCGAGATGTTGATTGAACGAGAATTTTTGGCTCTCCGTCCGCTGTAAGCGAGACAGATTTACCAGTAATTGCTTTATATTCTTTCTGAAGAAACTTTTTTATTTCATTTAGTTGACGGGTGATATCTTGTTCGAATTTTCCATCATGCACCTCTTTAAGTCGAATGTCTGATTGATAATTGATGCAGATTTTATTTCCAAAAAACTTAACAGAGAAACCATCGTTTACACGGCTATCCATAATTGGACAACCCTCTTCTCTCCTTAAACCAACTTTACGAGCTTGGCCGTCCAAGGAAAATCTCTCATCGTGCGCTCCGTCATAAGAGTTTGCTGCTGCTTGTGCTAAGCCTTGAATAATTTCTAACATTTATTTGGTCTCCATCCAGTTTTCCAACGATCCTCTCGTCCTTCTACCCATTGTATGTAACATTTTTCACAGCAATCAAATTTTAACATGTAAACATCATCATTTGACTTAAATGAATATGTATTGCAAACGGGGCAAGAACGTTTAGAATTCTTGGTAATTAGTTTCTTAGGTATAAAAACTCCGTTTATCTCTTCTTCTACATTGTATCCATCTTCTTCGAGTTTATAAAATTTTTGCAAATCTTTCAAATATTCTTTTTCTTTATCATTATCCCAGTTTTTTTTGGGATGTTGAACTGTTTCATCGCCATATTTTTTTGCTATGGCTTGTTCTATTTTAATTGCATAATTTGGATCTTTATTTTTCATAATCCCACCTGTCTGTATCTCCTAAATTATCTCCGTCATCTTCGTGTGTTATTCTCTGAGGAGAATCAGAATCTTTGTAGACCTTCATCCAATATGGAATCTCAAGTTCTTTTGGGCACAAGGAGTTATCTAAAAATCTCATCTTGTTATTTGGTCCACAAATCAAAGCACCGGTATCATCATCAAAAAAATAAGTTTTTGTTTTATGTTCATGCCACACTGCTGCTTGACCGTAATCAACAAACTCAGGGGGCTTTTGAGGATCACATGTCCAGAGGTAAGTTCCTTCCCATTTATGGCCTCTTCTATTGTACATTTCAACGTCAATTCCTCGAATACCTTGAATTTGAGTTATTTGCCAATAATCTGATATACTGTCCCACCATGCAACATCACTCATTTTAATTAAGCGATCTGGAGTTTCTGGTTTGTTAAATATAGCACACTGGTCTACTTTATCATACATAGCTCCCATCGATGGAAGATAAACAAAATAAAGCGGTGCTCTACCTCTTATAAAGCGCACAGCGTAAAGGACACCAAATATGGTTTCATCTTTTCCATAATTTGGATTTCCTGATAGAAACGACTTTTTAACATAGCATTCCGTATAAGGTGTTGATACAATCATTGAGTTAATCCGGGTTTAACAGCATACATAATGCCGATAGAGATCGCAGCACCTCCGACAAATCCAGCAACAACAGGCCAAATATTATTCTTTGGTTTGAGATCTTTTATAAATTTATCTTGTATTTTAATTAGTTCGTTAAGCTGCTTGAGTTCCGCATCTGTTTTTACCTTAAGAATGTCGTATCGATACTTCTCTTCTATTCTCACTTCATTCATTTTAAACTCAACTCTAGCATCACACGTGAGATCTTGTGTGGCATTTTCTTTAACGAGAATTTGTAACGCTGCTTCATTGAGCAAGCGTCCATCCCATGGAGCTGCGTCTCCTTTCTTGAGATTCGAGTATTTTGGTTCTTCGGCAAAGAGGATCGATAATAAAAATATCACTTGTCCTCCAAAATACCTTTCGATTTCAGGTATTCTTCAATATCGATGTCACCAGCATCTTCTAAAATCTTTGCTTTTTTTTCTTCAAATTGTAGGATATTTTCTACCAAAGAATCGTGTCTTTCTTTGTTCTTGGCTTCCCACCCTTCGAGGATCTCTTCCGTCTTTTTTTGCTCCAATTCTTTCGACAATACGGCAAGTTTTACCTCTTCATCTTTAGTATCCTTGGATCGGCCGATAATGTAAAAGACAATGGCCACAATCGTTGTGATGAGCCATTGCCAATTTTTTTTAAGAAAGTCTTTAGTTTTCTTATACACCTTTCCAAACCTTTGCTATATCAATAACGGATTGCCCTCCGATATACATAGCAGCAATCATCGCCCAAGTATCAGGGTCAAGTGAAGACCAGATCATGAGTCCAGTAGCGCAAAGAAAAACAAGGAGTTTTCTAGAAACAACTTTGCCTTGAACTTGGTCTAAAACTCCAAGCTTATTCTGCTGACAGCATTCTTCAGGACATTCAACTTTGTGATCGTGTTTACAATCTTCTTTACAGTTTTCATTATGCATTATAACGCCCCCACATCTCTAAGTCTCTGGTCAAAGTCAGAATAATCTTCCATATCTGGTGCTTTTGACATAGGCTTAGTTTGACTCATGAACCACTCTCGATAAGAAGGATCTTCCTTCATTTTGCGGTCATGTTCTGCTTGATGAGGACTCATAGCAGGAGCAGGCATTTCATCTTCAACATCGTCAATTGGACGATAGTCGGGATCATGCTTCATTTTCATCATAGGATCCATTCCTTCTTTCATAGTTTTAAGCTCCTCAGCAATTAACTGCTTGAGCTTTGATGCGGTAAGTTTCATTTTTTAATCTCCAAATAAAAAAACCTATTTAGCTTTTACACTAAATAGGTCGTTACTTGTT